ACACGGGTTCATACATCTTTAATGCTCTTGTTAGCGGGAGTATCTTTGGTGGGGTATCTGGTAATAAAATTACTGCAATTGCGGGCGAATCAAGTACTGGGAAAACTTTCTTTAGTTTGGCAGTGGTCAAAAATTTCCTGGATAATAATCCTACTGGATATTGTCTGTACTTTGATACTGAAGCTGCAATCACACGATCCCTATTGGAGAGTAGAAGTATTGATACAACTCGCTTGGTTGTTGTCAATGTTGTCACCGTAGAAGAGTTTCGTGGAAAGGCACTCAAGGCAGTTGATCTGTATATGAAGAAGCCTGAGGGGGATCGCAGTCCCTGTATGTTTGTCCTAGACTCTCTGGGAATGCTTTCGACCAGCAAGGAGATTAACGATGCCCTGAACGACAAGGAGGTGAGGGATATGACCAAATCTCAACTCATCAAGGGGGCATTCCGTATGCTCACACTGAAACTAGGTCAAGCAAACATTCCAATGATCGTGACGAATCACACTTATGATGTGATTGGTGCTTATGTTCCCACCAAGGAAATGGGAGGTGGTAGTGGTCTCAAGTATGCCGCATCTACTATTATTCATCTATCCAAGAAAAAGGAAAAGGACGGAACAGAAATCATTGGCAATATTATCAAATGCAAGACTGCCAAATCTCGTTTAAGTAAGGAGAATCAAGATGTTGAAGTCCGTTTGTTCTATGATGAGCGTGGTTTGGATAGGTACTATGGCCTTCTTGAGCTTGGTGAGCTTGGGGGAATGTGGAAGAACGTCGCAGGACGTTACGAAATGGATGGCAAGAAAATCTATGCAAAACAGATTTTAGCAGAACCAGAAAAATATTTTACAGACGAAGTAATGCAAAAACTTGATGTAATTGCCAGAGGGGAATTTTCTTATGGATCGACTTTGTGATTTAATTAAGGTATATCCAAATGCCTTAGATTTGAATATGTGCCAATTTTTAATAGATTTCTATGATTTGAATACCAACCTTCACGAAAGACTTGAAAATGATAGGAAGCCAAATTTTACACAAATTAATCTCACTGAGAATTATAATTTAAGTGAAGAATTGACCCTAGTTCATGAGACACTAGTGAATGAAACAATTAGGTATCGAAATTTGTACTACGAATTTATTGATTCTCGTTGTTTTCCTGAAGAACATGCATTTGAGCAGTATAGGATTAAGAAGTATGAGAATACTGGAAATGATGCATTTGATACACATGTTGATGTAAAATCCTTAGATACTAGCAGAAGATATCTTTCATTTTTGTGGTATTTAAACGATGTTGAAGTTGGAGGAGAGACCATGTTCAAAGACTTGACACTACACCCAAAGCGTGGTACTCTTGTGATGTTCCCACCAATGTGGATGTATCCGCACAACGGACAGCCCCCTGTAAGTGGTTCAAAATACATTATGAGTACTTACTTACACTATATTTAATGGACAGAATTGAGAGAACAATTTTAAGGAATCTGATTTATGATGATGAGTACTGTAGAAAGGTAATTCCCTTCATCAAGAAGGAATATTTCCACGAAAAAAACGAAAAAACAATCTTTGAAGAAATTTATTCCTTCATTGAAAAGTATAATAAGCTTGTTACCAAGGAAATATTATTCATTGAGGTATCTAAAAGAACTGATTTGAATGAAACCGAAGTTAAGGATATCAATTCAATAATTGCAGAATTAAAATCTGAAAGTGTTGAGATTGAGTGGCTAGTAAATTCTACTGAAAAGTGGTGTAAGGAGCGAGCAATCTATCTGGCACTTATGGAATCTGTTCATATTGTTGATGATGAAAGCAGCGATAAGAATCGAGATTCCATTCCTCACATATTGAGTGAGGCACTATCAGTATCTTTTGATCATAATATTGGACATGATTATTTAAAAAACTACAAGGAACGGTATGAATTCTATCACAAGACTGAAAAGAAAATACCCTTTGATTTGGAATACTTTAATAAAATTACAAAGGGTGGTATATCTTCTAAGACTCTCAATATCGCTTTGGCTGGTACAGGGGTCGGAAAAAGTTTATTCATGTGCCACTTTGCTAGTTCCTGCTTACTGCAAGGGCGCAATGTTCTCTACATCACACTTGAGATGGCAGAGGAGAAAATTGCTGAGCGAATTGACGCAAACTTATTAGATGTAAATATTCGAGATTTGGCTGAAATACCAAGGCAGAATTTTGAAACCAAAATTACAAATCTTATGAGGAAAACTGTTGGTACTCTCATTATCAAGGAATATCCAACAGCATCAGCTCATTCGGGACACTTCAAAAGTCTTCTAAATGAATTGGCAATGAAGAAGTCTTTTAAGCCTGATATTATCTTCATAGATTATTTAAATATCTGCTCATCGTCTAGATATAAGGGTAATAATACTAATAGTTACACCTTTATAAAATCTATTGCCGAAGAACTTAGAGGTCTTGCAGTCGAATTTGACGTTCCCATTGTTTCTGCTACTCAGACTACTCGTAGTGGTTATAATAGTTCTAATGTCGAACTTACCGATACTTCTGAATCTTTTGGTCTTCCTGCTACTGCGGATTTCATGTTTGGTCTTATCAGTACTGAAGAATTGGAACAGCGTGGGCAGATTATGGTAAAACAGTTAAAGAATAGATACAATGACCCTACAACAAATCGAAAATTTTTGATTGGCGTTGATAGGGCTAAAATGCGTCTCTACGACGTGGATCAAAATGCACAAAAGGAAATACTTGACTCTGGACAAGAAGTCGAGTATACTAAACAGGAATCTACTAAACAATTTGAGGGTTTTAAATTTTAATGGAAAAGAAAATCGACTTTACTAAGTATACTGAATTTGTAGATGCTGTAACATCTGAGGCGTCCAAGGATTTTTCCTCACTATCTAACCGTATGACTGTTCTCGACAGTGAGGGGGCAAATATTGAAAGACTTCTGACTGCTGGAGTTGGAATCAATGCTGAGGGCGGAGAATTTTTAGAAATTATTAAGAAGATGATGTTTCAAGGAAAACCTTGGAATGAAGATAATAAGACTCATCTCAAAATTGAATTGGGAGATATTATGTGGTATGTCGCACAGGCATGTATTGCTCTAGACATCACTATGGATGAGGTAGTTGCCATAAATGTTAATAAGTTGATGAAGCGTTATCCTGGTGGTTATTTTGATCCATACTATAGTGAAAATAGGAAAGTTGGAGATCTCTAATAAATAAATAAAACTAGTGATGATGCCAGATTTTCTTAGCGTTATTTTTAATAAATTTTTAAATAGCTACGCTGAGGATGGTCAGCACATTAAGAAAGATAGAGACGCATTATTGAATTTGTATCTCTATTTTTCATATTTTATGGATAGCCAGATAAAATTGAAACGTAATGATAAGGAAAGGGCCAAGTATAAAACTCTAAAAAAACTTGGTCTATCCTATATTAAATTAAATGGCAAAAAAATACTTAATCACCTAAGGACATCTGTTTAGTATAATGAAAACTTTTTTAGCTTTCATAAATGAAGCCAAGTCTTATCTTAAGGAAGAAGCTCCTTTACCAGAAATACTAACAGTCAGAGAAGAATATCTCTCAGGAAATTTATTCCGGGATGGTGCATTAGTTGAGCAAATTAGTAGTGGTAAGATTGGAACTGTGATGCGAAGAGGTACTAATTATTTAATATGTCTAACTGATGACGGAGAATTATTTAAGCCTTGGATTACAGATTCTAAAGAACTTTAATAAATAAATATATCTAGAACAAAATTTAAATAGAGATATGTCTAATCCTTGGCAGCAAGTATTTGAAAATTATAGAACTCAAATTGAAGAAGGTTATATTACCGAAAAATATGGCCAGCACAAGAGTGATGAGGCCGAAGAAACACAAGCTCTATATGATCTTCGTAATAAGATGAAGAATATGGGCAAGGAATCTGTAGTTGCTTATTTGAAAAGATCTAAGATGGCTCCAGAAAGAAAGTCTAGACTTGCTAAGGCTTTAGGACTTTCTATAGTTGAAGGAGTTCTTGATGAAAAGATTACAGCCAAGACTGATATTGGAACAGCTATTAAGGATTTTCAATCTTCTACGGATTCTAGATTAGCTGGTAGAAGTCAAGAGTCTAGACAAAAGGCAGCAATTGCTGCGGTTTTAACTGCTCGTCGTGGTGGTAAAAAACTTGCTAAAGAGGAAGTAGATTCTATATTGGAAGCTAAGGCTGGTAAGGTTCATGTAAGAATTACTAAAGAGGATGGATCTACCTTTGAGAAGGATATTATGCCAGCTCAAGTTGCGGAGTATAGAAAAAGATATAAGACTGTAGTTATTCTTGGTGCAGATGAGGGTTCTGCTACTGGTGCTACTTCTGCCGGATCATCTTCATCTAAGATGGAGTCTGCTAATTATATTGAGGAGAAGGGTGATGGCAATCTTGCAAATAACTATCCACCATATGATAAGGTAACTCGTGGTGATGTTATTGCAGGTGCCTTAGGAAAGGATGAAGAAGGTGGAAAGCGTTCACCCAAAAAGAAAAAAATTAAAGCTGAACATTATTCGAATTGGAGAACAGATTTTCCGGAAATAGTTGAAACTACTAAAGCTCAAAAGAGCGTATCTGGAAGGGGTCCAGATTCTTCCGAAGGCGAGAGTAAAAAAAAAAAGAAACCTTCTGAGTCCGAATGTGGTTGTTCACATGAAGTAAAGGAATCTGCAGAAACTCTTGCTCATGAACTTGGGGGAGAACTTGTAGATATTCAGGAATTTAAAGGAATGATTGCTCGCAGTGCAATTAAGGCCTTTACTAAAATTCCTACAAAAATTAAACCGTTGAAGGTTTCTCCAATAAAAACTGCACCTTTGCCAACAAAACCAAGACCAAATCCTTTAATACAACCAATAATTAAACCAGCTCCTCCAGGGCCACTTACAAAACCAGAAAAAGCTCCAATAACTAAACCAGGAACTCCGGGACCACTTACTAAGCCTGATAGAAAGAAGTCACCCAAAATTGAACCAGCTCCTCCAGGACCACTTACTAAGCCTGATAGAAAGACGCCACCACTAACATTACCACCAACAAAAACAAAAACTAAAACTGGCATTTTAGTTCGTCTTGATAATAAGACTGGGACCATATCTCAAGTTGAACCAAAAACTAAGACTCAAACCCAAACCCAAACTTCAATTCCTCCTACTGGCGGTGTGGGCACTTCTAACAAGCCTCCTGGACCTGGAGGAAGATATTTACCAGGTTCTCCTTCTGGTGGATTTAATGTTCCTAACATTATTCCAAAACTCAATGTAAGGCTTCCAGATCCTATTCCAAGGGCAACTCAATTTAGAGTATGATTTTATAAATAAAGATGATGAATTTAATGGAAAAATGGTAAACCTTCTAAAGTTAGTAAAACCACTTATTTTACAACTTGCTAATAATCCTCAGGTAAAGTTACTTGTTGTTCAACTTCTTGAAAAATATGTAAAGACCACCGATAATAGCATTGATGATACAATTGT